CTGATGTGAACTGATTTTCCCGGTGCAAAAGTATAGGCAATTGCCCCAGCGGCCGCTGTTTCATATACGTGCTGATTCATAATGTTTTCCCTTTTCTTTTTTCTTTACATTCACGGTTTGGATTTTGTTTACAACCAATAGCAGCATGGATTGCTCCATCTAACTTATCCATCTCATGGTATCCAATGTCGTCCCTATTGATTTCAGTTACGATGCCCTTATATAAAATGGAGAACTGATATGCGCCCGATCTCCAATAAGTTACTTTTGTGGATTCTTCCTTCGATCTTGCTTCCTTTGTTTCCACGATTCCACCCCACAATTTTTTCCTGTCTGGAAAAAATGCCGGAGAATTTGAACTCTTTGATACTGTTCGTTCCAATACCTATTTCCCGGTAAAGCTTCATGGATATCCCTTACTGCTATCTCTAATCCATTAATGTAAGAAAGAATCTCTCTTGTCGGTCTTACGTATCCCCAAAAACAAAACAAAATAGTATCGACTGACAATTTACTGAATATCATCATCTAATTTGTCTCTACCAAATGAAACACGAATCTTACTTTTTCTCTTTCCAGCTAATCCGAACACCCAGTTGAAAGCGCCTGAAGTTGCATCCGCCAAGTCGCCAACAGATCCCGGGGTGCTATTCTCAAGTGATTCAAGATACTCTTTGTTCCACGGCCCTTCTAACATAGCTACATTATCATTCTCGACTTGAGAAGCGAACGGCTCAATACGAACTTCTTTTGCGCCGGTCGGTCTATCCATAGCGGCTTTAAAACCAAGAAAGATTTTACGAACCGAACTCTGAGCTGACTCCTTACCACCAGATCCGGGCTCCTGCTCAACTACTTGTTCGACTTCGATGCCATCCATCTCAGCTGTCTGGCGCATTCTCTTGTCGCGGTAGCCAACATTCCATTGTCCCTGGAAAGCATCCAATACTAAAACGGCATACTCACAATCATCGGTCATACGTGCTAACAAAACCGTAGCAGTATTGGAAGCTGACTTATCTTCAGATGCCGCTTTGTCCCAATAGCGGACCATCTGGAGGACTTGTCTGTGGTTATAATTTTTGACTACCTTGATATTACCGACTTGGACTATTGAACCGCCTTTTGGGGCCGGCCGTTGCTGAAGCTGTCCGGCTTTTGCCCATGCCGTCATTCTGCCTTCTCTGATGCGTAGTTTTTCTTCCGGCCACCTATTTCTGTCAAGCGGCTCACCCTCAACTGTCCTCGGATCTTTAAAGGGCAATGGCGATATAGTCGGGAAGGGATGATCTTTCTCATATCTGGCAGGAAGGCAGAGATGAGTAAATTGTTCAATTTCTTTTCGTCTGTATTTCTCGATCAGATGCCCAGTTAAATCCTTATGGTGGGTCCGCTGCATAACCCCGATATAAGCACCAATAGTATCATCATCGACGCGGGTTGAAAGAGCATCGTCCCAAGCATCAATTGTTCTCTGCCGCTTTACGTCAGATTCAACTTCGTTTACATTATGGGCATCATCGATTATTACTCTTGATCCACCTTCACCGGTACCAATGCCAAGAATTGAAGTTGCGATCATATAGCCGGTTTTGTCATTGTCATATCTGGTTTTCGCATTCTGATCGCTCACCAGATAAAACCGGTTACCCCAATTCTCTTGGTACCATTTGGACTCAATTATACGGCGTCTCTTGAGGCTATCTCTTGTCGACAATGGCTGAGCATACGAAAGACATAGATAACGCGTCTCTGTTAAATTCTTTGGTCCCCATTCCCAGCAAGGCCAGAAGACTGAGACTATCAATGACTTCATATGTCGAGGTGGCATATTAATCCACAAATAATTGATGGGTGGCAATGTCAGATCTGCAGTATAAGTATAATCGCCAACTGTCCGATTACGAAGGCCTGACCCAATGACATAAGTATTGGTCACCACTTCCAAATGTTGACAAATAACATCAAGATGCCAATTCCATATTAATTTCTTCTTCTGTTCGACTATCGGCCATGCTTGCTGGATGAATTGTTTAAGGGATTTTTCTGCGAGAATACGCCGCATGATCGGTATAGGATCAGCAGGTATTGATTGCATCAACTGTTTAACTGTGGCGGCTTGACTAACCAATCTCTATTCCATTCTGCTTTAACAATTCGAGATACTGAATCCGATACGACTCACAATTCTTTTCAAGCACTTGGGCGTAATATTTTTCAATAGTAAATATCGACCAGACAATCCCAACAACAAAACCGCCAAAAAAACAAAACCAGTATGGGTGGGGCAGATTTTCCATACCTTTACTCCGAGTTTGGAGTATCTCCCATTAACATAAAATCTAACGATTCCAGTTCACCAAGTCGGGTATTGACCACATCAATATAACTTAAAGCGTTCGATAGTTTTTCTTCGAGGACATCAATCTTCTGCTTATCCGCCAAGGTACCAGAAGGAATAGACTTCAACAATACATCAAGTCTACTTTCAATAACAGTAATACGTGCCTCTAAATTAAACTTATCCTTCTCAATTTTCCAGTTAAGAAAGTCAATATATTCTTTGTCGTCTTTAAATTCATAACTGGCCATTACTGTATCTCCGAGATATCACCATCATTGCAGAATGCTTCGCACATAGCTTCAACCATTCTCTGATCAGCTTTAGTATACCAGTTATCTTTTTGTTTACTGAAAATATCATAAATACAATAAGCGGTCTGATGTCCATTGGAGGTAATCATCAGTAGCCGACTCTTTGTCCTGAATGATTTTTTCATTGCATCAAGCCACCAGAGGCCCGTTGACTCCAATGATCTTCTGGTATGTCTGAATTACTATCATCATAATCCATGTCAGAATCTTCCTCATCAGAAGCATCCGACTTTGTCTCGGCAATAGATGTCTGAGCCAATATTAGAAGTTTTGTAAATTTTTCTAAATGCTCTGCGTCGAGTTTCCGCATTAACTGCTCAAAAGAAATCGCCTCTTTGTTAGGAGCATCATCCACCATTTTTTCTGCTGGCTTATCAAGACTCATACCGACATGGTGACCAAGCATCCTAAGCGCATCTATTCTGGAATACAAAGTATAATTGGATACTACCCTCTTGCTTACTTTCTCCATTTTGATTGACCCATCAGGTTGTTCAGTCGGGACATCTTCCACCTTGTTCCTGAAAGCTATATTCTTGATAGCTGTCTGCTGATCGTCGGTTATACTCTGGAGTGGAACTGCTTCGTGGTCCGCTGTATAGAAGGTTCTTAGATCATGATAGGCTATTCTGGCAAGCTCTTGTACAATTCGGTCTTGAGTTACTTCGAGCCTTCTCGCCCTTTGTATTTTCAGATAGTTTATGTATTTTATGGTTTTTCTTTTCGCCAACAATTGACTTGCTGTGATATGAGCGGATGGAGGACTATACCCTGCCCGTAGCGCTGCGCTGGTACCATTCAAGTCAACAATATACTCTTCACAAAACCTTCTTTGTTTAATAGTAAGGGATTGAGCCTCTGGCGGTACAAATAAATAGTTCGTTGTTGCCTTTGATCTTGGAGGTCTGCCGGCACGGGTTCTTTTAACTTCTTGTCGTTTGTATTTGGGCATCTCGGGAATCTTCTTTCGTCTCCGTTAAAGCTACTACAAAGAAGGATACAATATAAAACTGATACTATTATACCATTCAATGTGGATTTTTTTTTAATAAATTCTTCCCTAAACTTTGGTAAAAAAACTAAGTATCTGTATTTATTAAAAATAAAAAATTAAAAAAAAATGATTTTTTTCCTTTTTTTCCTTGATTTTCTTAAAAAAGGCTATATAATAAGGACAACAGCGACAGGATTCCAGACAATGACAATCAAAAAAACCAACATCCAAATCAAAAAAAGCGACTCAGGACTTTTAATCTTGGGTCGCTCTTTTGGGCTTGGATGCTCATCCAGAGAGATTAACTCTGGAAACCTTAACCTTATCGGAGTCGAGGATATCAGTCCAGATGTTTATTCTGGTTCGAAGGTATCCACCGAGGACTCGATCCGATAATAGTGTTCTCTAACAATTTGGCAAAACTGACCGGGCAAACCAGCGTAAGGGTGGGATAGCCCCCACCGCCCCGGAAAGGATCTTGGGAAAAGGACCATCTTAAAAAGGATGGTAGATAAGTCGAACAAAAGCAAAATTCGGCGATAAGTACCTTCTCAAGATTAAGCACTCCAGACAAAAATGGGTTTTTGTCCTATTTATATAACCTTCGTATTTTTCGGGTTAGTTAAAATGACGAGTCAAAACCAATAAAAATCGTATGGTGCGAGCCAGCGGGATTTAAAAAAGTCAGAGGGCGGCAAGCCTGATGATTTAATGTTATGAGCATTAATCCTGTCGATTGAGCGTCGCTCTTGAGTTTTTGAATCGATCAGGTCGAGTCTGTGATCCTGATCCTTTTTAACAATGACACCCTCGAAGCTATAATATCCTTGGAAATTGTCCATTTAATCTGATGGAGCAACTCAATCCAATGAGTTTCTCGTACAACCGTATTAAAGGCTCTTGAGAATCGATTTAAAGACTTATTTCTCAAGGGTTGAGTATTTTATTTGGCCTTGGTTGAACTCCTTGTATCCATCTTTAAAAGTGAGTTTGAGCAAGGTCAAATGAGCTTACTCAACCATCCATTATATAAAGGAGAACAAAAATGACAACTTTAAAACTTTCAAAAGATGCGGATCTGGATGATAATTTCGACCCGGAAGATCTGGATGAAGAGAACGATCAATACTGCACAATGGAAGAGGGTGTACTTTGTCACGGATGCGGT